AACTATACGAATATGCAAGTAAGTACCCTATCACTGATGGATCAGTATATACTTTTAGAATACCTAAACAAGCTTCAGCTGATACCCCAGTAGAAGTGATCAAGGGTGCTATAGATCGTGAAGACGACAAGCATGAAGGTTACCATACATGGATTAAGCGACCTAATGAGAAAGCTAATAATATTCTAACTAAGCAACTAGCTGAGCTTAGAAACGAGATAGATACAATAGATACTATTAGTAGTCTAGTAGCCTATAAGACTAAATCTAAACAAGATGTTTCTAAGAAAGAAACTGTTAAACCTAAGCCAGAAACTAAGGTAGAGAATACTCAGCCTAAAGTAGAGCCTAAACCTACTCCTAAGCCAGAGGTTAAACCGACATCTAAGCGAGTAGAGCCTAAGCAAGAAGTTAAACCTGAGCCTACTCAAGAGAAAGTACAAGAGCCTAAAGCGAAAGAAGAATCAAAGCCTGAACAAGTCTCTCAACCTAGCACTAATACTACTTTAGATACCGTTTCAGCTCCTAAACCTATCGAAAAGACAAGTCCTAAAAAATCTGAGCCTAAACCTCTAGAACCTATCGAGGTAGATTCTAAACCTATTATGGATACTCTCTTAGATCAAGAGACTAGTATGCCTGAAGAGCATAAACTTAAAGTTACACAGCTTAATTTTCATTTTAAACCAAGTGAGAAAGCTAACGGTATCTTAGTAAAAGATCCTAAGACAGCAGTCAATACTATTAGAGACTTCTTAGGAGCATCAGTCTATACTCAATTAGATATGACACTATTAAAAGGAGTAGGGCTTACAGATGAGAAAGGTAATCTAGTCTCAGTCTTACCTGATAGTAAGAATGGTGATAAGAAAGCTCCTGCAAGCTTATTACTCAATGATAATAGAGTAAGAGCTAGTCTGATGTATCGTGGCTTAGAGTGGCTTATAACAGGTCCTATGAACTATACTGCTGACTATATGGATACATTAGATACCATATCTAAGATGGGCTTCCCTGAAGAAGCTATAAACGATCAGTTTATAAAAACAGCTATGACACATACCTTCGCTTCTACAGCGTTACCTGCTATAGGTAGAAAAGTCTTAAAAGATATAGGCTTTAGTGTGAATAAAGAGAATACTAGTTCAGAAGAGTTATCTTTAATAGAACAAGAACTAGGGTTATATGCAGTCAGAGCCTTAATCAAGAATGACTTAGTTAAAGAGACTTCTATAGAGATAGACTCTAAGAACGGTACTAAAGTTAATTTCTATGGCTTAGGCAATGTAAACTATCGTAAGTTCTTAAAACTAGGGGGAGATACTGACCTATATAAGAAGATGAATAATCTCTCACTTGCTTTAAAGGATAGCGAAGCTGAAGTATCTTCATATATGACTGAAAAACCTGAAGTAGATGACAGCCCATATACATTTATAAAAGGTAAGGGTAATACTAAAATATCTACTATACACAAAAAAGCTCTTAATGTTATCAAGACTACTCCATATATGCCTATAGATAGAGAAGCTATAACAGAGATTATTAATGATGAAAACTATGTAAAAGCTCTAAAGAAAGGCATGGGTTATATAGAACTAGACGAGACAACTACTGATCCTAATAGTCCTAAATATATTCTCCCTTCAGATTTAGATTCTGTAAAAGGTAAGAACAGAGAGATTGAACAATCAATAGAGTCTATGAAGCATTACATCAATTCAGAAGATAGTACAGCTCCTATATATTTTGACTCGTTTATGAGTAAGAATAATAGATTCTTTATGAGAAGTACTAATATAAATCCTCAAGCGACTAAGTTTCATAGATTTTTAGTAACTCCAGTGGATTCTAAAGACACTTATGAGATCAAGAATGGTGAAGTTACTACTCCAGCATTCTATATATCTATAGCTCAAGCCTTCGGATTTAAGACTGATAAGAAAGCCACTAAGTCTTCAATAGATTTTGGTAAAGCTATCGTAGAGAAGTTCGCTGAGAGTGATCCTAAAGACTACTTGAAGTTTATAAAAGCTCTTATAAGCGATGGTAAAGAACATAAGATAGCTGGTAAGACTATTGAAATAGAAGAAGTATCTCATGCTATCCAAGCTGCCTTAGCTATACGAGATCTAGTCAATGCTAGAAATAGTGGTAAGGACTCATTCGAGACTACGATAACTACAGAGATTGATGGTATAAATAATGGTCTTATACTAAAACTAAATCAGTACATGTTATCTCCTGACTACGTAGATAATTTAGCAGCTGGTGGAGTTAGTTATGGTACTAATACTAGTGAAAGGATCAATGACAAGTACGATAAAGGTTTTCTTGACTTATACCAAAGGTTCGCTAAGAATATAGGTGAATACCTAGAAGCTGGTAAGGCTAATACTAGTGAAGCTATAAACAATGCTCACAAGTTCTTAAGACTAAATCCAAGTAAAAAATCTAGTGCTACTCTATCTAGATTAATAGAAAATCTATCAGGTAAAATCTCTCAAGAGGTATCTCACACATTTGAGCTAGATGAAGGTAAAGTATCTTCTAAAGCTAGAAAAGCAGCTAAGCCTATATCTCAAGTTTTTAGCTATGGTGCTGGAGAGAAAGCTTCTATACTTAACCTATCTAGATATTTCACTGAAGGATTACCTAAGTTAGCTTACGCTTATGCTAAGAGAAACGATCCTGCTGGCAAGCAAGCGTATGAGATACTAACTAATATAGTAAATCTTGATAAGAGTAACTTAGATATTGAAAAAGTTAAGAAACCTATGGAGGAGTATCTTAACTCTGATCAAGGTATCTTAGCTAAAGAGATATGGTTAGATGACGTTACAGACTCAGATGGTACTACTAGCAAGAAGAAGTATACTATAGGACAACTTTTAGATGCCCTATACTTCTCAGTACTCAATGAGCCTGCTATAGCAACTCTAGAAGCTACATATCCATTCGTACGTCAGATGAATGAGGCCATAAATCAAGGAGTTAATGCAAGGATTAATGATGTAGCTACCCAGATTGAGGCTGCTAAAACTATAAGAAAAGAAGAGTTAAATAAAGACACTTTAACTATAGCTGAAGAAGAAGCTATAGAGAAAGAAGTACTTAAGAAGAACCCTTTACCTTATACGTCTTACTTAGCTGATGACTCTGTAGGTAATGCTAAGTCTTCTATCTTCGATAAAGTAGATAAGACTAATGATAACTACAAGAGACAAGTTATTATGCAAAGACTTAAGACTGAAATGGCTGATAGTAAGTTTAAGTGGATAGCTAAGACTATAAATGGTAAGTATTCTATGTTTACTGATGTAGGTGCTGCATCTAACGTACTGATAATACACGGTGTAGACGGAACACATGTAGGTATAGTTATTGTAGTGATAGATAAATCTGGTATACATGTAATACCAGTACATGATGCTTTAGTCGTATCTGCTAAGAAAGCTCAAGAAGTTAATAAGATTTATAACGAGAATGCCTTTGTAGATCTTGAAAATCGTAACTTAGTTAGAGAACTAGCCTCACAAATAAAAGATGTAGCAACTACCATTGATATGGAGAAGAATGACTTAACCTTCAATGACTTCGTTATATCTAGTGAAGTTAATAGAACTATACTAAAGCATGCTTCAGTAGTCTATGACAACTTACAAAATGGTATCGAAGGCAGTGAATATACTCTTACAGGTACTCTGAACGATCCTAAAGAGTTAAAGCGACTACTGATCACTCCTGCTATTACTAAAACTAAAGGAGTAGATATAATTGATAGCGTGATAGCCAAGCTTAAAAAAGATAGCCAGAGAGATTTAATAGAAGACTTAAAAGAGTTAAAGCATGAACTAATTAAATCTCAAACTTCTTTAGATTTCGAAGAGAAAGATAGAACAGAATATGCTGAAAAGATATTCACTGACCTATATAGTGGTATGGCTACATCTAAAGAAGAAGCTAAGCAATTTTTATTAGAGATTAATAAGCTTAGAGAACTAGGTATACCTAGTAATATCCCTAACAACTCTAGATTTAAAGAAGAAGCTGAAGCATTCAATAAACTAGAAACTATCCTAGTTGGAGACTACATTAGATCTGGTAATATATCTATGCCTGTACTTCAAGAAACAGTAAATAAGGTTAATTCTATTCTCACTGAAGAGTCTAAAAAGCAATCAGGAGAAAGAGGTGCTAGTGGAGTATCTGATAGATTTACAGCATTCAATGATTATATCAATGAAGTTAAGTTAGCAAGTCCTGTACTAAAACAAGTACTTCATTACTTAGAGCATTCAGAGGATGTCTCTTTAGATATCGTACAAGGTCAGATTAAAAGCATTCTTGATAGTCAAGTTATAGATAAATCTCTTCATTCTCCTAATAACTCTAATGAGAATACAGATAGTACTCTTACTGAAGAGTTCACTTATGATGGCAATCCAGAGACACTCCTATCTAAACAAGCTGAAATGAGATCTATAGATAAACTAGATGGCTTATACGACGAAAATCATAGCAAGCAATTACAAGATGTCTTTAAACAAGTAATCAATGCCTCTAAAGAATCTCTGAAGGATTTAAAAGTCAGAATAGAAGAAGCTAAAGGTAAATTACATGAAGGCTCATTCGATCCTTATGCAAGGGTATCTAAAATAGTAAGAGCTTCAACTCCAACTAGGTCTGGTATGAGCCTAGAAGAAACTTATACTCACGAAGTACTCCATGCTAGTTTAGAATATGGTCTTAGAACATCAGGGCTTAATTCTAGAGAAGGACAATATCTAAAAGAGATACATTCTCAAGCTATCAAGTATCTAGAAGTAGAAGACTTCTTGCCTAAGGTATCTACTGGAGATGCTAATGAAGATATGAAGATAGCTAAGAAAATGTATAAGCACTTTACAACTAGTTCTAGTAGCGAAGCTTACTTGAATAGCTTGAATGAGTTTATGGTTATGGGTATAACTGATAGAACTCTAGTAGAAAAACTAAAGAGTATACCTTACGAGCATAGACGTAAAGAATCTAAGGCTACTAACTTATTCGAAAGAATGGTCGAGGTAGTGCAAGACTTTATCTCTTATGCCTTTAATAAGACATTCAAGGGAGCTAAATCAGGTAGTTTATACGATGCCTTGTTAGCTTTAGATTTAAAACTAGCGAATGCCAATGCTAAGGTAGTTCAAGCTAGAGCTAAGCAGATGACTATGGTAAGAGCCTTGTACGATGCAGCATTCGAGAAAGCTAACGATAAGATCAAGGCTAGTTTTAATGCCTTCATAGACTGGGCTAAGAAGAACAATATGACAATTAAGGTGAATGAGTATCCTAAGTCTTACTTAGACTCTTTAACTAATATGGTAAAACTACAAGTAGAAGCTGCTATTCACCCTGAAAAGCGAGAAGTACTACAAAGCTTTATGCATAAAATACAAGTAGCTAGATATGGTGGCTGGTTACATACTCTATGGCAAGACTTTACTAAAGCCGATAAACTAGGTAGAACAATAGAAGGATATATCTATACTGCTAACAGAATTGATGCTGATGCCTTAGCCACTAAAACAGTAACTGAGAAAACTTTAGCTAATCTATTCTCTAAACCTTTAGATGACATAGAAGCTAAAAACTTAGGTGTTGCCTTATTAGATACTGATATGGGTTATCTTGTTAAGAAGTACTCATTAGATGAAGTATCTAAATATCTAAAAGATAAAGACAAGGTAAAAGACAGACAAGCTAAGATCAGACAAGAGATTTTGGATCTAGCTAAAGGATATGAAGCTCTATCTAAAGTTAAGCCTGAAGAGTACTATAACTTCATTGAAGCTCAAGCTAGTGGTCTAGCCACTTATATGGCAACTAATCAAGCTGATCAAGATGGACAGCTTCTTAATGCAGAAAATATAGCTAAAATGCTCGGTTCGTCTAAGGCTATAACTCAATCTAATAAAGAGATTGTAGATCTAATAGATGAATTAGTATCTCTGAAAGCTATAGATAGATTGCCTAAGAAATCTAAAGAATTAGTTATAGATAAGATAGCTAATGAGAAATCTGCTATGCAAGGATTATTCTCATTCTTAGAAACTCAAAATGAGATAGCTCGTAAGAAGTTATTTAATGGATCAGAGTTTAATATTATTAAAGGCTATAGATCTGAGGTATATAATGCAGATACTGATGTAGTTATAGCAAGAGTAGATGAAGCTGATAGGTTAAAGACAGAAGGGTATAAACTAGTAGCTAATATTACTACTAAAGACGATGCAGATACATTCTCTGCTCCTAGAGCATTCTATGTAAATGAATGGGTAAGTAATGCCCCTAGATGGAATAAGGCTGCTGTTAAGCTTACTTCTTTACAATCTAGAGGACATACTTTAAACGATCTCTATGTTCAAGATGTCACTAGCGGTAATGGAGTAAGCAACGAGCAGTTCTTAGCTACTCTAAAAGCTGTAGAGCAAAAGCATAGGGCTAATGCTGATGCAATGTTTAAGAGAACTCAACGAGTAATTAGTGATCAACCTTCACTAGTTCCTACATTAGATGCTACAGGACATTTCGATCAGTTTAGATACACTATGAATAAAGGTATTAAGAGTGAGGTAGTAGGTATGGATACTAATATCTTTAAATCTTTAGCTCAGTATGCTTCTACAACTCAAGATAAGATCGCTACTATTAAGCATAATGAAGAAGTAGCTACAAGTTTATATAACTATTATATAGACCATGCTTCTGAAGTTAATCCATTTAAGATACCATTTGTAGAATTATCTAAGCATTCTAAAGACGAGAGAATACAAGAGATATATAGACTATTACCTAAACCTTTCTTAGATAAGCTAGAAGAGAAGTTTGCTGATAGACCTATAATGATCAGAGCAGATATGCTTAACTGGGTATTCGGCTTTAGAGATATAGATATTAAGAAAACTAAAGCATTCTCTTCACTTTCTTCTGGACAATTAAAACGAATAGCTCTAATGGCAGATACCTTAGTTAAAAAGGCAACTAAGATAGCTAAGAGTAATGTAGTGGCTAAGAATACTAAGACAATTACTTCTAACATTATCAGTAACTTCAACCTTATACTAATGCAAGGTGGTAATCCTAAGCAGATGTGGGATGATCATGTAGAGGGAGTAAATTTACTAGAAGAATACAGAAAGAATGTTTATAGATTAAAAGAGCTTCAGATACTAGAGAAGTCTGGTAAGAAAGTAAATAAAGCAGAGATAGAGAATATCAAGCGAAGGCTCAATGATTCTCCTATTAAAGAGATGATTCAGAAAGGTCTATTCACTTCGATCGTAGAAGATATATCTATGGAGGATAGTAAAGATGCTATAGACGAGAAGATAGATGCTATCAAGGCTAAGTTACCTTATCCTGTAAGAACAGCACTAGAAACTATGTTCATAACTAAAGAGACTACAATGTATCAGACTCTAGCTAAGATACTAAGTGCATCTGACTTCGTAGCTAGATATGCTCTTAAAAAAGAGCTAGAGAGACAAGGTCTGCCTAAAGACGAAATCTATAATAGGATTATAGATAGTTTTATTAACTACGATATACCTATGTCTCCAGCAAGAAAGGCTTTAGAAGAAAGAGGTTTTCTAATGTTCTCTAAGTTCTTTACTAGAATACAGAAAGTATTAACTAGTGATATACTGAAAGAGAAACCAGCTCAAGCCTTATTCGGTATACTATTGAACTCTAAGGCTGGCTTAGATTTAGAAACACCATTCGATTCTTCAGTAATCGAGAAGAACTATGATGTCCTATTCTCTAATCCTATTACCCAACTAGGTAATGCAATGACACCAGCTAGTTTTCAATATTTTAAATAATACTAGGGGATTTTCCCCTAGTGTGCCGTAAATTGTGCCAAGTTTTAGAAATACTACTAGCCTTAGAATAATTTCTAAGATCACTAGAATGTCTAAATATAGGATAGAAATGCACATTATAGAGATTATTTTTTGCTTTAAGAAATATTTTTGCAATATTGTTAAAAGCCCATATTTCAATTAGTTCTAGTCTTGATGTGTCCTAATCGTGTCAAGACTAGCTTTTATAGCTTCTTTATCTTCAGTCTTCACTCCAGTAAAATGACCATAAACTTGCTCTAACATTTTCATAGACGAGTGTCCTAATGCCTCTTTAATAATTAATGGATTAACCTTATCGTTGAGTAATAAACTAGCATAAGTATGCCTAAGGCTATGAAATCCTGCATAGGGTAAATCTAAAGCACTACATAAGTTCTGAAATGCTCTGCCTAGTCTCTGATAAGACATAGTAAATCCCTTGAAGTTATTAAACTCTGCTAGGATATCTTTAGGTATATAGACAACTCTAGGTTTATTAGTCTTGGTAGGATGTAATCCACCAGTATTAATGGCTATTGTCTTAGATATAGAGATAAACTCACTAGATATATCTTTAGATGTCAATGCTAGTATCTCTCCTATCCTAGCTCCAGAATAGAAAGCTAATAATAATACAAGTCTAAGCTCACCCTTAGCACTATTAATCAATCTAGGTATATCTTCTTTAGAATATACAACTCTAGTCAAGCTCTGTTTAGTATTTACCTTTATATTATAGACTGGATTAAAGGTAATAATACCTTGCTTTATAGCATACCTAAAAGCTTTACTAAGTACCATTAGATAATTCTTAATAGTATTAGAGCAATAGCCTTGTTTGGATAGCATAATCGAGAACTTTTCTATATCTATGACAGTGATCTCTTGAATACTCCTATCTTTAACCATCTTCTTTATACTAGATATAGTATAGATAATATTCTGCAGAGAAGAATTACGTAAATAGTTTTCGTCTAGTTCTAGGGATAAATCTAAGGCATCGAAGAGCATTAGTTCTCTAGGCTTATCTTGCATAAGCTTAGGTATCAGTTCTACTCTAGCATAGTTAAGATTAGTCTTATTCCATTCTAATTTTAAACTCTGTCTGTATCGCTTACCTCCCTTAACATAATCAGCATAAATAATATTATTACGCTTGTATAGTTTCATTGTTAAACCTTTCTTGTAGTAAGGCATCTCTATCCCAGACTAATATCCTATCTGAAATTTTCTTATAATGAATATTAGGTAGATAGATAGCCTTAAATACTCTAAGCCGTAGAGCATTAGGAGTGATACCTAATAGCTCCGCAGCTTGTGTATTACCCTTGATCTTCTTAGGATATATTCTCTGTAATTCTCTTAGTTCTAGGGTATCTACAATTTTAGATAGAGATAAATCTAAAGCTCTTGTAAATATACTAAGAAGTTCAGATTCACTCATATTAGTTCTCGCTATCTGCGAATACATGAGCCTTAACTATAAAGATAGTCTTATCACTATCTTTTCTTATTCTAGCATTTTGTTCAGCAGCTTCTTTCTCAGCATTCTCTTCTTTCAAGAATGCTTTATGAAAATGTTGCCTATCTTCATTTACTATTCTAACTTCGTAAAACTTCATATTCACTCCTTTATTGAAAATCCGAGACTATACAATATTCGCCTCTCTGTAACTGATTTACCATCTATACTAGTGATCTCTAAAGTCTCTTGAAAAGACTTTCTAGTAGACGTAGGCATAGACCAATCACCATCTGTTTTAACCTCCCAGTACCATAAGACATTATCACCAAAAGCATTTAGATATACTTCTTGAGCTGTTTTTATATCTATAGCTAAACCACTAGATAAGCAGTATACTCCTTCTTCTTGATTAGCTTCATCAATTTTAGGTAAGTATTTAACGTTATCTTTTATAGCTCGTCCTGCATCAGATTTACGTACTAAGATATCTCCTTCAACGAACTCTATCTCTTTCTTGGTAGGTATCTTAAATCCTTCCCAGTAAGCTGTAAGTAGAAACGTATCTATTGATCTTTTAGGAGCATATAAGTCTTTAGCTTGTTCTATAGTCATAGGCTTTCCAAAACGTTCTAGCTTATTAGTCATAGTATCTAAGATGTAGTGTATCCATAAGACATCTTCTACTCTAACAAACTCTTTTTCAGCTCGATCTACATCTATAGTTCCTTCGTATGCTAAGAAGTATTGCCCTTGCTGTAGATCAGTAACTATGTCGAAAGATAATATAGGATCTAAAGGTTGTCCTTCTTTAAGCTTAGCTACTATGATATCTCCAGTTTTAAACTTATACATTAAGTAACTCCTTATTCTCGTAGATATTCCCTAAGATTTTTATATTATCTACTTCGTTAAAATACTCGTTGTAGTGGTCTTTAGTTCTAAGTACATAGCTAATAGCATCTTTATCCCACTCAACAACGCCTACATAGTTCTGACGAGAAGCTGAGAAGCTAACGATATAACCTGTATATATCTCATTACCATCCATATCGTAGTACTCAGTGAACTCTAATAACTCTACTTTATTAGGATCATAACTATCGAAAGCTACCTCGAAGGGGTTATGCTGTCTAAACGACTTCGTATGCACTTTAGCTAGAGTTTTAGTGTCTAGAAAGAAATCTAACCTAAGTACATCTTGTAAGATATACTTGTTTAGATCAAGGTTCTTTACCCAAGCTTTATATTTAATGTTTCTCATTTCAGTCCTTTCCTTAGAGCATTAAGAATATAGTAAGATAGGTCGAAGTCTCCTTCGTCAATTCTTTTTAATGTAGAAGCTTCTACTCTACTAAAAGCTATTTTCTTGATCTCTTCTTTCAGAGCTTCTCTATTACTTTCTAGCATCTCTTTAACTAGATTGTTAATGTATGTAGCTCTCTCATAGGTAGCTGGTCGAAAGTATCTATCATGGTCATCTGGTTCAATAGCGTATCCGAATAACGAATAACCAGATATAAACTCTCCGTCTTTAACTAATTTTCTAAGTTGGTGTAAAGCTTTATCTACTGCTTCAGGATTTTCTTGAAAGATAGTCTTTAAGAACTCTCCATATACTGAACCATAGACAGCTTCAGAGATAAAGTCTTTAATATCTTTGAATTGACTTATCTGTTTATCTAGATAGCTTCTCACACTCTCTTTACACATCTGTTTGATGTCGTCTTCAGATACATAGTCTTCAATGTTTATCTTTAACTCCATTAATTCTCCTTAGATACAGTATCGAATAGAGCATTAGACCTGCTCTCCATTAGTGGTAATTCGTTAAATAACCTATTAGTATAAGGCTTTAACTCTTCTTGGATAATCCTTAGTTTGAGTTTCTCTGCTTCTTTGTCGAACGTTCTACTATTCTCCGTAGTTAAGAGAGTAGTAAAGTCAATAACTTTCAATTTCTCCTTTTTCATAAAGCTAATGCAGTCATCGAGTAACGGAAACTCCTCTTTAACTATATTGCATATCTTGCTATGCAAGCTTGGATAAGCAACAAGATTATTTATAATCTCATAAGGATATGGGGTAGCTTCAGATATATGCTTAGTTATATCTTCTTGAATAGGTATCTTTCTATACTTCTCTAGATACCACCCTTTAGAGATATATCTCTTAACAGTCTCTTCAATCTCTTTCTCAAACATCAATTCTCCTTTAACTTAAATCCAAGAGCGTATATAGGCTTCCAGCTAAGAGTATCGTGGTTAGCTGCATATTCTTTCTCTAGCTCAGCTCTAGTTATTCTCTTAGGATACATTGAGTACTCTTTAGAGATATAGTCGTATATCTCGAAGTACCATAAAACATCTCTTTCGTTGATGAAATCTTTATCTACCTCTTCGATAGCAGTAGGGCTTGTATATTCAAACTTATAATGGGTTTCGTCAATGTCTATAATTGTGTATGTCCTTGGACATAATCCTTCTTCAGAGTCTTTAAATACAAGAGTATCTCCTATATTAAACTTAGCACCTATATCATACTTAATCCTATAAGTACCGTCTTGAAAATCCCACATATCGTGATTTATCTTGTACCATTTACCATCAGGTTGATGGTATATCTCTACTGTCTTACCTTGCTCAAAAGCAGTAAGTAACTCAATCTTTTCTTCTAGTTTCATCTTATTCTCCTCTAGGTATTCTAAATCCCATTTCAAACATAGGGCTATATGTCTCATTAGCCCAACCTTTAACCTCTCCTAGCTTCATCATAGTTGGAGCTAAGGTATAGCGATCTTCCTTCTTATAGTGAATAACGTGCCACCAATAGACATCATTAATGTCTAGATAGTTAGCATCTATGGCTTCTATAGGAGTTCGGTTATGCACTTCTTCCCACTGATACTCTCCTGTAGTACTAAAGCCTCTTACTGTAACTATAGGTGGATTAAGTATACCTTCGTCTGCTATACGAACTAACTTATCTCCTATCTTGAACCTAGCATCTGGATTACTCTTAGGCTTACTATTAGGTTTAACTCTATAGGTATATAGCTCAAAGTCTAGTTCAGTAGTCTTTAGGTCTTCCCAATCATCTTCTTCGCCATCAGTTTCAGAATACTGAATAGTTAGACCTTTCTCCATGGCTTGAAGTATCTTAATCTTTTCTTGTAAGTTGTTCATTATTGTTCTCCATTTAGGTATTTACCTTTTAATATTTTTAGAATATCTTGCTTAGTAAATTTAGACTTCTTATGTAGTTCTATCTTACTAAGCCAATATTCATCTAGCTTTCTTCCATAGTATTCGAAAGCTTCAGCTTTAGTCGCAAAAGGTTCGTAAGGCTCAAGTTCATTGAATACCCAGACACCATTAACCATTCGCTGACTTTCTTGTTGCCTAACTAATGCTTCGCCTTTAGTCATATAAGTATCCTTACTTAAGAAGGGGATTACTCCCCTCTTATTGTTTTAAAGAAATCTCTGATAGCTTGTTTTCTAGCTTCTTCGTCTTCTGTTTTATAGACTACGATCTCGCAGAGTTCTTTAAACAATAAAAGATCTCTGTCTTGTTCTTCATCTTTAGCAGCAAGAGTTGCATAGCCAGCTATATCTACCCAGTGGTCTTTAAAGTTACCATTACCACAGACTATTCTTGCAATTTTATGTAAGATCATATCTAAGGCTTCTGCCTTAGCTGGAGTTAAGTCTGATTGTAAGTGAGCTTCGCAGACATCCTTGAGTATCTGAGAAATCTTACTGACTAATTTATAGTCACCATGAGTATCCTGTCTCTCGTTTAAAACTTCCTCGATCATTTCTTACCTTTCAATAGTTTTTTTAAAGTATAAGAACTTGTATAAGTCACTTTACTGATTATCTGTTTCTTACCACTAAGATTAGTGATAGGTACTTTTAGTAACTTGAAGTGACCTATGGTGGGGAAATTAAGCTTTCCTTCTTTCTGTAAGATCTCTCTAGCTAACTCGAATGTCTTAGATAGAGTAATTCTCGTACCCTTCTTAGACATACCTGACCTAGAGGCTACTTCGTCGATAAAATCCTTATATAGCATTTATTCCTCCTTGTATTTAGTATGAGCATAATGAAGTAAACCTAGGGCATCACTTCTGCCATCTAGTAAGCCTCCCTTAGCTCCATAGATAGGAGCATTAGGGTAAAGCTTGATTAAGGTATTAGCTATAGTTTTCTTATCAGCTTTAGCTGGGATACCTATAGCTTTCTGCCAAACTTGCGGAGAGACCATAATGTAAGGGATTTCAAGTGCTTGAAGTATTCCTTCTATCTCTCCTAATCTCTGTCCGAAACTAAAAGTAGAACTAACACCTTGCTTAGGCATAGAATGAACTTTTTCCACAATACATAGATCTACTTTATTAGATTTCAAGGCATGGATATAGCCTTGTAAGTTTTGGGATTTAAAGTCTATAAATGTAAGGGGAGAAGTTTCTATAACTAAAGCACCGTTAGATCCAGTATCTATCGCTGCGTACATTACGATCTGAAAGGATTGTCAGCTGTCTGAACTTTTATATCTTTAGAAGCTTGTGCTGCATTAGCTGTAGATTTACTAGCTTTCCAAGCATCAACATCAGCGATTGTAAGACCATCATCATAGCGATTGTTCTCAGCATACTTTTTATCTTTTTCAAGTTGTACGCCTATTGCTGTACCAGATACGATCTCACTAGCTGTAGCACCATCTTCTCTGTAAAAGCCCATAATCTCACGTTGTTCTCTGATCTCACCATTGTATTTAGAATATCTAAATCTAATATTGACTTTAACAGGTAAGTCATTGAACTGATCTAGAACATCGAATGACTCTTCTTTCTGATCACGTCCTACTTTATGTACCTCTTTTACAGGGTCATTAACATTTTGAATACCTGCAATAACACATAGTTTATTGAAGATATTTCTCTGAAAGTTTTCACTTCCATCATTGTTATCTAGTTTAAGTCCGTACAATGTAGTTTCACTACCTTGATATAGTACATTGAAGTTTAGGCTTCTAGCACCATGATCATTGACTTTAACACTGACGAACTTAATAACTACGTCATAAATACCACTCTTAGTGATAAACTCTTTTCCGTTTTCTGCAATAGCTTTTTTATCTATGCTTGCTGTGAAGAAACTCATTTTAACTCCTTATAGTATATATTCTTCAATTTCATTTTTAGCATTTACTAGCTTGTTGAGATATTCATTGATATCAAACTCATTTATTCCGACTTTATCTGGCAAGTCTTTTAATGTTGTCCTAGCTGGATACTTGAATGAAGTAAAATAGACCACTAACTTACCACTGGATTTCTCTATAAATAAACTATCGTTTACTATAGATAACCAACTGCCTGCTTTAGCGAATTGACCTTGAGCAGGTATAATATGTCTATCACTCTTCTCGTCTACCATTGTATGAGCTACAATGACTACTGATACTCCATTAGCTATAAGAACATTCTCGATATAGTTATTTAAATCTAATGTATCAATATTGTTTTGTTCATGGATTTTAAAACCTGTATATTTAACAGAGTTATATCTAGTCATTGCTGCATAGAGTTGAGTGACAGTATCGATAACTATGAACTTCGGAAACTCTTTAAACTTTTCCTTATATGCTTTTATCTTGTCATTGATAAAAGTTATTACACTCTCCATGCCTTCATAGTTTTTAAAATTAGCATGGGGTACATTAAAGCTATACTCTTTCTTATCGAAGTTTATAACCAACGCATTTTTTATCTGAGAAGTTAGAGTAGATTTACCACTAGCTTCATAACCGCTTACAAGTATTTTAGTACTCAATCATTTCTCCTTTAATCTGTAATCTGAATAGAGTAGATAGACTAACTTAGGGTCTTCTACACCTTTGAGATAAGTCTCAGCAATCAATCTAAGATAGTCTTCAATGAATTGCATATCTTCATCGGTAATAACTTGAGTAACAGGGATCACTTGAGAAGGATAGTCTTTTAAAGGCTTACCAGTTTTCTCACTTACTCTGCCAACTATATTGTTAGTTATCCATACAATGCGAATACGATTAATATCTACTCCCATCTTTCTATAGATATAGGCATAAGTAAGTAATTGCCACTTATAGTTATTAGGCATATAAGTCTCATCTATACTTGTCTTAGATGTAGTTTTAAAATCTATAAGAGTATCACCGATTACTGCATCAGCTGTTCCTGCTGCATAGACATTATCTACAATCTTGCAAGCTATAGCTTCTTCACTTCTATCTGGTATCCCAAATACTCTTAGATAGTCTATAAGTGCTTGACCCATAGGTATAAATTGATCTTTTATATACTCTTTATCTATCTCTGGATTAGACTGAGAATCTATATAAGCATATAATTCATCTTTATCTACTGCTTTAGTTTTAATGTAGCTCTCTGCTATTCTATGAACGCATGAGCCTAGTACAGTAGATGTACTACCTTCGAATATCTTGTTACCTAAGACGTTCTCTTGATACCATTCCCACTTTTTTTCAGTGAACTTAGCTACACTAGATGGACTTATTCTGAAACTCCCTTCAGGCAAGAGATCTAAGTAGTTCTCTTGATAGTTCATAGGTTTTAATGGAGTCATTGTATTTCTCCTATTTCTCTTGTTTCTATGAGCATTTCTTGTTTCTCTTCATCAGAAGCTTTCTCAAAGTAATTAAGAGCCATACCTATGGCTTGCTCTTTAGGGATCTCAATCTCAGTTTCTATCTCGCATAGGTACTCATTTACCTGAGTTATTTTTACTCTGTTCGTGAACATACAACTCCTTTCTTGACTGCAAGACCTAAGTCATAGACTTTATTCTTTACCGCAGTAGCTGTAAGATTATTAGGCAATGTTCTTAAAAGATATGAGAACTGCCTTTTAGACGTAGCTGTTTTAGGATCAGCACAATACATTATCTGTTTTACCTCTGAATCTGTCCATCTATGCTTTTTAACTTTAGGCTGATTAAAAGGATTATTGGTATCTTTAACTTCACTAACAGGTTTTAGTATCTCACTCTTAATATCTTGAACAAGATTAGAAGATGTCTTAGCATTATTATCTTGAGACATTAGAATAGATACAATCCTTCTTACGCTAGACATGAGCCTAATTAGCTCATCAACTATTTCTGATTGCAAGTTTTCTCCTTTAAATTTTTATAGTTTCTTGTTTCACCTATGAATAAGTGAGCTTTATACTTCATACGAGATATTGCTACGTATATTAGTTTTAAAAACTCTTCTATACTAATAGGCTTATTGTAGTTGTTATATCTAGTAGGTTTTCGATATAACTGCTTGTATATATCTGTAGCGTCTATGAATACTTCATCTAAAGTCATGCCTTGAGCTTTATGAATAGTGCTAGCATAAGTATGCTTAGGGTGCATGTAAGTATCTGCTATACTCCAGTAAGATTCAGGATCAGTTCTAAGGACTTCATCTAGAATGCATTTCTCTTGCTTTTTACTCTTACAGATACGAAATCTAACAGATTCTCCATCGTTACTAATAGCATGAATATCCCAGATACCTTCATCAGATCTCTGAACGTCATAGATTTCGACTATATCGCCATTCTTACAATAGCCTATAGGTTTATCTAAAACTAGTAGATCACCTATAGAATAAAGTTCTTTATCAGCTAAAGCCTTGTTATAACTATCTATAACACTATTGCTATAGCCTAGTATTCTTTTAGAACTATTGCACTCTAAGTAAGCTTTACAGAAATCTTTATGGCTATCGTACAAGATAATGCTATCTGGTAAGTCTTTTCTAAAGTCTGGTAATTGCTTAGATTTAATACTATATCTAAGTGATTCTAGATACTGATGTAGTTTCTGATCACTGATAGATTGTCGCATCTGCTGGGTTAAAACAACTTCCATATCAGGTTTAATATCTGCTTTAAGACCTATAGCAGATAACTGACATTCATCTCCTACAAGCAAGATATGCTTATAGCTTCCATTTAAAGCCTTCTGATAGACTTTATTAGGTAGCATAGACATTTCATCGATTATTAAGAGACCAGCTTCTATAGGCTCTCTAATATCACTTAGGTATTGTTCTATACCATTACGAGTCATATTAAAGCCTAAAGCACTATGAGTTGTATATGCTTTAACGCCTATAGAAGTTTGAAGATTGTTTTTAGCTTTATGAGTAGTAGCTGTTACTAGAACAGATCCTTTATAGTCTTTAACTATCTGAGATAGTACAAAACTCTTACCAGTGCCTGCAGCACCTCGAAGGACAACTATTCTATTAGATCTAGGATTATCTGAAGTGAAGTAGTCATAGATTTTTACTTGTTCTGGAGTAAGTCTGATACTCTTGTCCATAGGCTTAAACCATTCTCTCTATCTACATACCACTCACCATTTTTAAAGAGATAAAAGTAATCAATCATATCGTCACCTTTCTCATAATTAGCTAATTGAGTATGCTTAGGTGCTACATTATTCCAAGATTCGCCTCTATCTCTATAATAAGCTACAGTAACATCTTCTTCAGGTTCATCGAAACTATGCTTACCTTCAGGGACTATCTTTTCTCTTAAGCTAGAGATATCTCCTAAGTTAAGTAGTTCATCTACCTTCTTAGGATATTTATAGTAAGTATCCAGCATATAACCTACATATTCTGGATAACCATCCCAGTGACAATAGATAAACTTAACATCATTGGATTTATCGTCTAATTTACCTATATAACTTCTTGTACTCATTTCCAGTTCCTTATCTGATTTATAATCGTATTTTCGAATCTTTTAGATTCCATAGGTACTTCCCAGTACTCATTTATCTCATTCATAAGCGAGATAATCTCTTCTGTACTCATACCTAAATCTCTAGCATGTTTAGCAGCTCGTATAAGGCTCACACTACCTTCACCATCTTTAGCATTAAATGCATAATTGAATGTATCTAGTGGAGAAGAAAGTAGAGCTTGCTTTTGAGCTTCATTTAGGGTGCTCACAATTTGTGGAGCTTTAGCTTCATCATTAGCTTGAAGTAAATGTTCTCTTACTTCTATGCAAGATTTATTAGTGACTGAAAGAATATTTCTACCACTATAGCTATAGAATATCTGAGATTTAGGGAGTATATCTGCATCCAAGCTTAAATATTTGCAGATGCTTTTAATGAAGGCTTTATAAGTCTTCTCATCTAAATCTACGAAGCTGTCTAACTCTAAGAGTACTCTAAACTTATAGGCATTAGTAGGATCACTAGTTCTTACAATATGGTGATTGAAGTTAGCTAGTATCTCATGAGTCTGCTCATCAGTAAATAGACTCTTATCAATATCTAAGCATATCCATTTAGCTCCACTATCCACACTAGCTTTAGATCTCACTCCATTCTTAAATCTAAATGGAGAATAGGCATAGTCTTTAGTGAGCATATCACCAAGAGCTTTGAAATCTGTTTCTGCATAAGTAAAACCACTAGAACACTTCTTAGCTCTCTCTTCTTTAGAGCCACTACAAGCTAGATAACTGACACCTAAAGCATTAGTTTTTATGATCTTAGTATATTCAATGCCATTTTCTAAGGCTCTATAAACACCACTTTCATCATAGCTTCCTGCAAGAGTAGCTAACTCTTTTAGTTTATTAGCTATACCAGAACTACCTTGAATATACCCTAGCTTTTTAAGTAAGTGGATATTAACGAAACACTTGTTATCCTCGAGTAGTTGTTGTACTAGTCCTACGAATAACTCGTAAGGTTCTTTTACTAGCTCTATCTCGAAGTTTCTCATATCTTCATCTAATAGCTCACAAAACTTACAAGCATCTACATAGTCTTCAGCTTCAACAGTATCTTTACCTCTAAATAGAGCTATTGCTCCACTTAGCTTTAGAGCCTTCCATTGTAAGTGAGATCTAACTATCTTAGATATAGGATACTGTTTCTTTATAGTCTCTGCGGTAGCTTCGTTATACTCTTTATATAAAGTAAAGAGTGATCTAACTTCATTAGATACTGTTATTGGAGTGCCAAGCTTGCCTATCTCTCTTTGAGCGATACCTAAGAAGAGTTTCTCATACTCTGTTATAATTTTCTTAGCTTCGTCTTCAAGAGTAATCTTTTCTGCAAGAAGATCTTTTATAGATAGATACTCTTTAGTTGGCGGTAAGATAGGCGAGTAGTTAAAGAAGCTTCTTCTAGCTAACTTAGAGCTGAACTCCATTTTAAACTTCTTCTTCACTTCAGTATCGAATAAGATATTATCTGGGCTACCTACGAATAAAGCAGATACTGCTAGATTCTTAATAGCTTTAGATTGTTTATCTTTATCTTTAATAACCTTTACTTCTTTCTTGCCTTCATCGTACATCTCAGATATAAGCTGAAAGTTAGAAGTAATTACAGGTGATACAAGAAGCTCACTACCGATCTCTGAGCTAGTTAGAAATCCAGCTCCTATGCCATCTTCTTCAATACCATTTAGATATGCTATATATCCTTCATTAGTTGAAGGTGCTGCGAATAGTGGAGTAGGTGCTTCATAGAACTTAGAGTAAGTTTCTGGTGATGAAGGCTTAGCTTGATTTCTATCTTTAGCTTTAGCTATAGCTCTAGCTACTGCTTTCTCTTCTCTAACTGCATTAATATGGTCATAGCCTAGTTTATAGTTCTTTCGCATAATATTGATAGAACTATCTTTACCTACACCACTACCAGTTATACAAAAGGTAATAGCATTAATAGGTATTAAGCTAGTATTCCAGTGCAAGATATGTCTTCTAAACTGAGACATAAATAGAATAAACTCACTTACTGCAATAGTAAGCTTCATTCTTTCTGGTACTTTAGAGTTAGGTATAGAGTGAGATAGATCTAGTAAGAACTTAGATAGCTTATTATCGAATAGCTGGTATTTTTCCAGCTCTTGTCTTAACATTTCTACCATAGCTCAGCCTTAAACTTACAAGAGCCTTTAGTGCGAATACATTTTAATATTTCGACACCTAGAACTATATCAGCTTTTAAAGCTGCGCTATATTCAGAAGTAGGTTCATAATCTTGTATTCTAAGAATATTAAAGAGTAAGCCATATAAGGTATGACTAGTACCTTCTTCTTCATTAAAGTCTGCTATCAGTTCTTCTAATGCATTTATATCGAAATCTTTCTCAGATTCATATTCATAGAAGATATATTGAGAGTCTAGTTCACCACCGAATTGACTAGCTGCATCACTAGATTGATCACGCATAAACTGACCTTCTATATCTCCATAGTAATATCGTGCCATTAAGCACCTCCTTTTTTAAAAAGTCGAAGAAGCCTTCGTAGAAGGCGAAGGGTGATAGTGAGTAATTAGAGAGCATAATTTTTTTATCTCGTCATAATCCATAGCATATACGAAATCTTGTCTTTCTCTAGGAGTAAGAGTCTTATAGAGATCTAGGAGGCTTATACCATCTAGATCGATTTCTACGTCGTTAATACTAAGTTGTTCCCACTTACCATTTAACTCATTTTTCTTGAATACTCTTATCACTTTTTTATCTCCTTTTTTAATTGTTCAAGTTCTTGAGCTTGTCTATTAAGTTGAGCTTGAAGCATCATGATCTGAATATTTTGTCCATCGTTAAGGTCTTGTAATAGCCTGATCACTCTATCTAATTGATTTCTAACTACCACAGACTCTTCTGCAAAACATAGTACTGATGCTAGTAACATCGCTATTATTATTTTCATATTTCACTCTCCATTATGTCTATAGCTAAATAGCTTGCTAAAGCTTGAACAGCTCTCCATTTATAATCGTCTAGGTCTGCACCTAGGTAATCGCCTAAGTATGCTAGTGTAGAACTACAACCAATTAATTCGGCTTCTTGTTTTAGCCACTCTAGCATATCGTCTTCATTGTCATCGAAGAACCTAGACATATCCATACAACCTATTAGACCACTGAAGCCTGTATCAGCTCCGCAGTGATAGATGTCGTATAGTCTCTGTAACAGATCTTCTCTCTCGGATACTCTATGTAAATTCATCTGTTTAGCTAAAGGCTTAAATAGAGGATGTTTATCAGTAGCATCCTTGATTATCTTAGATACTTGAGATTTCTTAAGCTCTATACCATCTTTGTAGTATTCGTAAATGCATCTCATTGTTGCTCCTCATATTCTTTCAGAACTTGTCTAGCTCTTACTCTACCTGAGTCAGATATACCTTTATAAGCTGTAAGAGCTTTCATATAGTCTCCGTTATACTTAGTTAGGTAATAGCTAAGAATAAAAGCTGTAGCATATATTTGTTCTTCATAAGTCTTATTAGGTATCTTCCAGTACTTGGCATTAATACCACCTAAACCAGATACTGTAGGATTACTATGTTTAGTTTTAGTACTATACTCACTCTCTGAATTAATTAGAGCTGTAAGTAATCCTGCATCTATGTCATACTCTCTAGCTGCTCTATAGGTTAGCTCAGCGAGATCAATGTCTTTATTACGCATCTTGGCATATATGGTATTAATCTCGTTCATTCTAGACGTTTCTAGAGCAATACTATGCTCAACTAAGCCAAGACTATCAGCTAAAGCTTTTTCACTCTCTACAAGTCTGGCATCTCTATTCTCTTCGATTTCAACTCTCTGGTTATAATCCATTCGCAGTACAACTAAGCACAGTACGAGTGCAATTATAAGCATAGTCATAGGCAAGCCTGTGCCTTCTATGAATCGTTTTAACATTAAGATCCTTTTTAGTGTGTTTCGTATTGATTAGCTCCGAAGTTAGGTTCACCATGTACTTGGTATTTAAGACCTAATTCATCACTAGCAGTTTTAAAACTATTAGTTAGAATATCTCTGACAGAGTCTTTAATTTCTGGTAAGATTTCTAAGTTAATAGCATCATGGATATTGGAGACGTAAGCGAATTCTTTACCATGAGTATATAAAGTCCTTAGTTGTCGATCTACCTCTACAAGATAGTACTTCATAAATATTGCTCCAGCAGATTGAAGCAGTAAGTTGAAAGCTTTATGTTTAGCTCTAACATTGAGCAATCTCCCATCTAAGCCTACGATCTTATTATTTCTAATAGATTTAGTGGTCTCTTCAACTAATTTACGATAGCCTTTAGTATTATCTCTAAAGAGTTGAGATACTCTAGCACCATAAATTGTCTGATAGATTAAGTCTTCATTGAAAGGAGCTAATGTTTTTTGAGCTATAGGATAGAACTTTTTACCATCTATTAAAACTATTCTTTTTTCTATCTTCTCAAGAGCTGTAGAATACTCTTGTTGAGTATACTCGAATGGTTCTTTATTCCATACCTGAATACCTATTTTAGTCTCCCCAGCTCCGTAACATACGGAGTAAATAAAGGTTTTTGCGAGATCTCTAGTAGGTAATCCAACTCTATGTTGATTTACTGTATGAATGTCAGTGCCTTTAGATTTATCACCAGTATCTACTGTATGAGCAAACTCATAGTTATCGTATGGACCTAAGTAATGTCCTAGCATTACGAGTTCTAACGCATCCGCATCGACATCTACTAATAGTTTACCTTCTGGTACGCATAGAAGTTTTCTAAACTCTGGGTCTTTAGGTACTTGAGTAATGTTCATTTATATTCCATATAGGTCGTTAATCTATATGCGTTCTCTTATGAACTGCTGCATATTACTATGCAGATTAGACTATATCAATACCTTCAGCTTTACCTGCTAAGGTAGTTACTTTTTCCACCTACTTAGATGTACTCTCTTTCGAGATAGTCGTTAGGCATTTAGTGTATTTCTACACATTTAGCAAGGGATTGTCCTAAATAGGAGTTTCCCCTTTTAAGTAACATTTCATTTAGAGTATTTCTACCCTAACGCCCTATATTAAGGCAAACTATGGGTCATCCTGCCCGTATTGGCTCCGAGAGTATCTACTTTACCATGCAATCTGTGAGTATCTGTATTGTAAAGATTAATAAGACTATTGTCTCCTAAAAGTAATTGCCCTAGATCTTTAGAGAGTTTAAGATATTCTTTTAGTTGCTCTAGAACTTCATTAAGACTACTCATAGTACTCCTTTAGAAGTTGCTCATTAAATGAGATAGCTTTAAGAACATCATTAATTCTCTTCTCGTCTCTATTTTCTAAAGGTACAGAGACTAACTCTTTTAGCAATTCTTTAGCTGAATGTATCTTAGATTGATAATGGTTTTTAGCATCTGGAAAAGCTTGAATAGGTCTACCATATAAGTACTCACTCTTTTTCATTAAGCCTCCTTTCATATTTAGGTGGGATATAAACGACATTACAAGGTATAGAAGCTTGAGTAACTTGCTGCTTTATGAAGTAATTAGTACCCATTACAGTGTCGTAAAAAGCTTTATACACTTGCTTAAAATCATGCATCGAAATTGTCTTCGTTGTCTTCATAGGTTTCTCCTAGTATCGATTCATCTATCTTTATATTGCCCTTTTCGGTATAGTTCACTGGTTGCCAGTTAAAAGTAGAGATCAGTCTTTTAGCTATCTGCTGACGAGAGTTAGGATTAAAGCTTACTAGCTTGATTTTCTGGTATTCTCCGCTAAAAATCTGTGGTACTATTCTGTAAGGGTAATCTAGCCACTTCATAGATTTAGGTGGATACTTATACTTACCATTCTTACCTATTTCTAGTGGTTTATAAAACTCAGTAATCGTAGTATGCTTCGGATATGCTCTATATCTCAGCTTAACTGTTCTAGGTTTAGCTGGGATCATAGGATCATCATCAGGCTCAAATTGTTTTGGGAATATCTTGAGTAGAGCATGCTCTAGATTCATCTGTCTAAACTTAAGTTTAGTAGCAAGTTCTCTAGCTTTATCTATATCGAAATAGAAGCCATATTCTTGTTGGTCGAAAATAATAGAGGCTACTTTATATTCTAGCTCTCTTACCTTCTTAGATGGATATGTAGTTCTTGTAATAAGATGTCTATATAAGGCATAAGTTACCTCTACATCTTGTTTACAATAAATCACCATATCTTCATTGAGTTCAGTAAAATCATCATAGTCAAGTTTGTAGTTACCTAATCTATAGCCGAATGCTTTTAGAGAATAAGAGCCTTTAAGAGCTTTAGGTAGCTCAGGTATCTTATAATCTATTCCTAGTAGTATGTCTTTAGGATATGTTAGCTTGGCATCAATCAGGGTATCTACTATAGGTGCAGTAATCTTTCCTAGAAACTTCTCAATAATAGGTATATCAAACTTAGTTATATTATGACCGATAACTAGATCAGCTTTATTTAGAATATCTAAGACACCGCTTAGATCTCCGTCTGAATTAGCTATAGGTTTATATGTATAACACTTAGTTGGATTGTCGTCTATCTTGATAGCAATACAAAGAATCTTCTCAATATCTAGAACTAGCTTAGTGATTGAAGTAGTCTCAATATCGAAGGTAACAATCATTTAGATGTCGATACTATTTCGTCTAGTTTTTTAAAAGTATATTCTTTAGTATCTATATTTTCTAGTGGATTACTTTTCTTAGTAGGACTATGTTTAAAAGTTTTAAATCTAACTTTATTAGATTTATCAAGGACTTGACCACATACAGGACAAGTATTATAGTAAGTTGGTATTAAAGACTCACAATGCTTACAACTAATCATTCTTGTTCTCCTCTAGTAAGTCTTTGTACAAGAATAAATGTTCTACAGGGAGTGATGTAAGCATCTCATTAGCTAAGGCTCTAATACTCTTATGAGCTGATTTAGACAATCTTAGCTGTAAGAAGTTTCTAAATGATCTAACGTTTATAGTCATAACAAGATCAGTTAAATAGCTCTCTGGTAAGAGATACTTAGCATCATCTAAAGATACTCCATCAGCTATTTCCTCTCTTAATAGTTCTAGCTGTTTAACCTGATACTTACTAGATACTTCATCATTGAACTCAATGTATTTCTCAGCTCTATCGAAGTCATAAGAGTAAGTATAGTCATCTAAATTAGCTTCTAAGAAAGACTTTTCACTCTTAAGCTCTTTAAGAGTATATCTAGTACTCTTTACACTATAACTAGCTATACGATGCCTAGCTAACTCTTGTAAGCATAGTCTAGGGATACCTAGTATATTGAATACATATACAATATGCTCAAAGATACTTTCGTGTTTATTCTTGAAAAGCAATCTAGATAGAAGAGTTTTATCTTCTTCTGTGATCTCGTTAGTAGGAGAGTCATATAAGCCTCCTTTGTGAAAGCTATTCCAGCATGTTCTAGCTGCAATTACTGCACTAGATAAATGGGTATGTTCTAGTAATTTTACATTCATAGCTTACTCCATTCATATCCAGTACTCTTAGCTAGATAGAAGAACTCATGATTATGGTAGGCATATCCATAAGGGTACTTTCTATCTAGTGGGTCTTGTTTAGCGAAGAGAGTATTAATATAACTCTCTTGCCATTCTTGTGTAATACCTAATAGTAAAGGCTTATAATCCTTCACTAGTTTTAGTAATATATTCATTTTAGTTTCCTTTATTGTTGTATATACTTTATGAAAGCAATGAATAAGACGACAACTAAAGGGAGTAATATAAGATCTATAATATCACTCATTGTAATCTCCATTTAGATTCCAAAATGGATCGTCTTGAAAATTGTTGTCATAAGTAAAAGTATTGTCTAGTAGTTCTTCTATAACTCTAGGTTCTAAAAGCATTCTTAGAGTGCTTTTAGTTTCTTTAAAATTAATAGTCTCTGAAGTAGTATGTTCGTTGTAGTATCCTACACTTAGATTTATGCATGCAATATCCCAATACTTAGCTAGATTACTCGCATCTGTAAAAGTGCCATAAACACTCTTATATCCCTCTTGTTCGAATACACTAAGCAATTTTGTACTATCGTAACCATATAGAGCTACTTGATCTTTACCTCTTCGATCTAGTCCTATGAATGCTGTTATGTTCTCATAAGGCATTACGCTAGATATACCAATCTTATCACTTCCTACTCCTCCAATCTCTTCGTCTAAGAAGAATCCGAATGCATAAGGTACATTACTATTCATTAGTTTTAATGCAGTATATACCCCACATCTGTCATCTCCTCCAAGACAAGAGCATGAAGAGTATGGATTAAGTGATAAGGTATCTCCATCTATAAGTATATCTACTATAGATGGAGCAGACCTATTACTAGCATCGTTTATAGTATCTAAATGAGTACATAGTAATGGATACCTCTCTTCATCTAGTGGAATAAATAATACTCCACCATTAGGTACTATAGATTTAATATAGTTAGGATTGTCGATACTCTTTACATGTTCGTATAGAGTAGCTTGATCCATTATAAGTAAGTTTATTAATTCGTCCATGTCCATTCTCCATTCATTCTCATTACGATGCTTGCAAACTCATTAGCATCACCTCTACCTTCTCTCAAGCAATTCTTAAAATGTTCTCTAACTACGTTTACAAAGTAATCATCATAGATATAGTAGTTAGGTCCTAAGCTTTTAATTTCTATAGCCAGTTCTTTAGGTATCCAGTTAGAAATATTTTCGCTTAGCATATCTTCTACAGCATTACTTTTAGCTACCATATATCTAGTGTCATCTGAGTCTTGAAACTCTACAAAATCAGGATTCTCTATATTGATAGGTTCGTCTCTATCATCCCAGTTATAGTACCAACCATTGCCATAGTCATCTACATGAAAGTAGTCTCTCTCTGTCTGACTCCATACAGCATTATCGGACGAGATATGGCTATCTAAGTTCTCTGACCATACAGCATCATCTTCTTCGATATCTCTGTTCTCATACTCAGACCATACTGTACCATCATCTTCGTCCATATCTCTAGCGTATCCATCAGTAGATAGTAATACTTTATATTTTTCAGGATTTATATCATTAGCTAACTCTTTTAGATCACTACTATTGTGTCCATAGGCATTCCAGTCATAGTAGTAAAGTCTATTCTCATTTATAGCTAGTAAGCTAAACCTATCCATCCAAGGGTAGTTACCATTTTCTATCCCTATAAAAGGATTATTGATATACAGATCCCAAGTATCGATAGTTTCTAAGCCATCTAATTGTAAGATACCTTTAGCTTCAAGCATATCTTTAAAGATATCTCCATATTCACCTTCTAGCTGATAGACTTTGTCGTATAGTTTGTAATCTATAGGTTCATCGTCAACACTGTTGATGACTATTCCCTTATCCCAGACAATACATCTAGCTAAGATGTTAGTTGTCTTGTTAGATGTCAAGTAGTACATCTTACCCATAGTATCTAAGGGCTTAAACTTTAAGCCTTGACCTTTCATACAGCTAGTAGGTAATTCTCTTAGATTGTAACCTTCAGAGATAGCTATGGTGTTAAGCTTATACTCTGTTGGAGAAGCATCTAGATATAATCTAAATTGTCTTCTAAGAACTTCACACGCATAGTGATCTAGAATATTACAGCTACCAGTTATCTCTATAAGACTCTCTATAAATGGGTCTATGTTAGACTTCTTGACCTGAGAGTAACTAAGCTTACCATCTTTAAAAGATATGCCTACTACTGTCTCTGGACATATAGCATATATCTGATGTTTAAACCTATCAGGAGAGAGTGTTCTTACTAGATATGTAGAGGTGTAATTAAACTTATCATCACACACTATAAGTCTTCTATCAGCATAGGTTAAATGATCAGTTCTATGATAATTGTAGAACTCGTCAGGACCACCACTGAAATTAACTGCAATGTATTGTTCAATAGCTTGTTTAACTTTTTGTCTATTGTCCATCGTTAAGCTCCTTTGAAATCTCTGCTAATTCTTCTGGAGTTAATAAGAAGTCGCCATTAGCATTAGTAAAAGCTTTTACTACGTTTTTTAGCTGGATATCTTTATAGATGTGAAGATCCCTAGATGGTAGATAGATAGCTCTATCTCTAGGTATGTATAATTCTGTTACATAATCTATAACAGTATCATCTCTTGGTATTAGATACCGTTGTTGTGTATGCTTATCTGTCCAGTAGTAGAAGTTCATATTATTAGTACCTACTACGTAATCTATCTTATCTTCAGGATTAGGGTAGATAGGTAGCCATACATCACCTTTACCATTGATTGGATACCAGTCACCATCATAAGAAGACATAAACGATCTACTATCTGTAAGAATATCTCCTAGATAGTTTGAATGAACTTGTCTGTCAATAGGGATACACTCATTCTCATAGGCTGAGAAGTTCTCGTCATCTTCGTCGGAGTCTTCTAATGGATACACTATATCTCCATCTTGAGATAATAAAGCTCCTATGATTTCTAATGTAGGATACTCACTAGCTAACTCTGTTATGTCCTGCTTGCTATAACCCTCTTCTTGCCAGTCATAGCAGTATAAGTAGTCGTTATCTCTTAGGATACAGAAGGTATCCATCCAAGGGTAGAGACCGTTATTAAATGGGTTCTTGATCCTTATATTGAAAGTATTGCACCAATAAGCATTTAGTGGCTCTATGCCTTTATCTGCTAGGTAGCTAATCATAGCTTCTTCAGCTTCGCCATCTACATAGTACAGTCTATCGTATAGGTCTTTATCTATCTTAGTACCATCAGCTTTCTCTACTATACCTTTATTCCAGACGATACATTTGGCTACCATCTGATTAGTAGAGTCTTTAACTAAGACAGCCATTTCAGCTAGATTATCTAGTGGGATAAAGAGATCACCTTTACCCTTCATACAACTAGAAGGTAAATTATCTAGGTTATATCCCTCTGATACCTTGTACCAATCTAGGTGGTATGTAGAAGTATCTGGTATGAATAGACTTTCGTAGAGAGTTATAGATAAGTAGTTATCCTTATGGTGAACAATCTCTTTCCACATTTTCTCACCATAAGATCTCTTAATCTGTTTAACTACTACTCCATGGTCATTAAACATTACTCCATATAGTATGCTATGGTAACTTATGTATATAGGATACTTAAACTCTTTCTTATACTCATCAGGTACTTTTAAGGCGTCTAGGTATTCAAGTCTGTCATAGTTTGGATCAAGTAAAATTATTCTTGTATAACCTTTAGCTACTTCGTGAAACATTTCTTGATTAATTGAGTTTAATACCATTTCTCTGACTTTTGCTAAGTCTTCTTGATTAATTGCCATTACTAGTTCCTTATAGCGTCCATTATTGTATGAGCTAATAAGTAACTACCTTCATCAGAGTCTTTAAACTCTGTACTATCACAAGAGCGATAGCTAATCTCTAGAATAGTCTCTCTGTTATCTTGATACCATTCGGATATTTTTGTAGGTAGTTTCTTAAAGGATTTCTCACACTTTTCGAATGAGAGATAGAGTAAGGTCATAGCTAGTTGAGTATTAGAAATACAATAATCTCTATTATCTCGTTTTAATTTACTATCTATAACTTTAGAGTATTTCTCGACTTCAGGTCCATGCTTTACATAGTCAGATAAGAGATCGTAGAGATCAGATCTAATCTTATCTACCATAGATGTAGTTTCTTGGTCGATGTAAAGCTCTTTTATATTGTCATCTATCATTAAGCTATAGCAAGTAGACAATACTGCTACTATTCGCTTTTCACCACTAGAGAGTACACTTGCCATAGTTAGCCTTGTACCATTTAGATTTCGCTTCAGGACTAGTATCTTTTACCCACTTTTTAAGTGAAGCACTATAATGTCCTGTGCGAGAACTAATCTCTTTTATAGTTTCGTCCATAGCTATGAATAAGTCATAGTTACCCTGCATAGCTAGTATCTTGCACACATGATAGATGTTACAGAGGTACTTTGTATCCCAGTCTCTGGCATACTTAGCTATCTCGTGAAGTAGATTACGATAGAGGGTTTCTCTTGAAGTATTACGAGTAATAGTTATACTAGTTGCACTATAAGAGTATTCATCTAAGGCATTTATACTAAATACTACAATATCGCATAATGCGTCGATGTATTCTTCAGAGTTACCTTGCTTAACTGCTTCGGCTAGCTCACCTAGTTCTTCCATGATGTTTCTTAGATAGCCTTCACGCTGGCTATCTAGTGAGAGACATCTCTCAGCCTTCCATTCATTTAATGATTGAAATAGCATTCTTATTTCAGTTACTGCTGACATGTTAATCCTTTAAATAAAAAAAGTTCGAGAAACCCTGCGTAGCAGGGTTCTCGATTGGATTAACAGATGTAATAGCCGTTTAGGTTATTCTTGATTGCCATAGAAGTTTTAAGCTTATAGTCTGGTCTGTCTAGTTTAGCTGTAGGATCTATTTCAGTTAGGATATTATTAATAATATCTTCTCTGTATAGTTCAGCTAAGACTTCTCTATAAGCTTTTCTAAGAGCTTCACAGTTGTTAGGACTTACTCCGAATGAATCATGAATTGGAGATACTGCTATGCCTTTCTCTGCTAGAATAGTTATAACTCTTCTGCATACATAGGCATCTAAGCTATGTACGATATTAGGGCATAGTGATCTTTTTTCTTCTTCGCTACCTTGATTAATTGAGTGAATGAAGTTCATTACTGCAGTACCACCTTTCATCTCTTTAATCTCTATACGAGATGTCTTAGTAGTAATTACTGGGCAATATGCAGTATGGCTATCAGGTAAGGTCCATTGATAGACTACCTTAGAGTTATCCCAGAGATCATTGATTGTCTTCTGTAGTTTTCTAGCACCTGTAGTGAACTCGTCTAGTACTTCATAGTATACTTGTAGCTCTTTAGTATCTTTACCGAAGTATTCTTCAGGCTTACGAGTACTGTTATAGTATGTCGTCATAATTGCCTTCTTGATGTTAGATCGTATCTCTTTAAAGTTAGGGTTAGTACCCCATAGAGAACTATCTTTAGTTCGGTTATAAACCTCTTGAGCTACTAGAGTATAGAAGTCATTTCTGCAAGAGTCACCTAAGACATTTAGTCTAGCCATAGCTTCTTCATCTCTCATAACAACTGACATTAATTGTGGACCACTGCAAGTGGCATCTAGTCTTACGATCTGATCTGATGTACCTGTTATAAGAGACATCTGATAACTATTAAGAGCTGACTTAAAGAGTAAAGGTTCTTCTGCTTTAAATATCCACTCATCTGGATTAGTAAGCATAGAGTCTATGTTCTCATCAATGAAGTCTAGTCTCTCTTGCCATGTAGATTTATCTAGACCATAGTGGTTAGCTAGGTCTATTTTAAGCCACTTCCAGCCCTCTTCAGTAAGCTTCTCTGCATTAGCGAACTTGAGCATAGCTTTTCTATAAGAGTTACCTTGAATATTTATATGGTAACCTTTAGAATAGATACGTCCTCGTTTATCGTATTGAAATACGAAGTGAAAAGGTTTATTTCCCATTTCAGTATAGACATATCTATTTTCTTGTAAAGCTTGATTGAAGTTAGCTTGAGCTTGTTCTCTAGATTTAGGATCGATTGAGTCTATATCTAGTACATCGTCCTCTTTAGTTATCGTACTATCTAGACGATAGCTAACGTCTTGCAATAGGTTTAGGACATGAAGATTAATAGGGTTATCATGCTTATTGTATCTATCGCCTAGTATGGCATAGTTATGAGTAAGGTCATAGCCTCCATTAGATTTAGTAGTCCATGCATTAGGACGAGAGACCATAGGAGGCAAGAAGAGAGACAAGTTTAGAGCTTGCTTGATCTCGTTAGGTATCGAGATCAGTGGTTGTATCTCAAAGGTATTACCACTGAATGCTTTAGGTCGAATGATCTCATAGCCTAAGCCATCACATACTGCAAGTATTTCACTACCACTCTTAGCTGCAGTAAGTACATCTTCATGGATGTATAGACCTAGCTTAGTAGCAGTAGCTTGCAAGGTAGTCTTACCTAGTAAGCATACTGAGTAGAGTACATATCTAGGTAGGTCATCTACATGCTTCTGTACTTCTGCAAGTCTTTCGTCTTTACTAGCATAGGTCTTGCCATAGACACCTGTTCTATAATCTATAAGCCATTGGCATATACGCTCATAGATTTCATCTAATAAGTTTACTTGAGTATCTAAGTAAGCTTTAACTTCTGTCTGAATGTATTGTTCACTGAGTAGTTCTTCTACTCTTGATTGAGTCGTAAACATTGACTATCCTTAGTATTAAAATTAGTAGTAATAGAGATGTCTATCTCTAGGAGTTAAAAAGGTAATCAGTTTAGAGACTTGATTAGGTCTATGAAGTTATTCTTCTTCTTCTAACATTCCGTTAGTTCTACTTTGAAGGATATACCAGTCAATAGGATGTACTTGGTATACGATATTAGATAGTCTAACAAGTTCTTTTCTATGTCTCCATAGTTGTCTACTTTTTAGAACTCTTGCTCTAATTTCTTTGCGAGATATTTTCATTATTGATCCTTTAATTTTCTTTTTGTTCGTTAAGTTCTCTTTTACATTCAGAACTATCAGGATACATTAAGTAATATAGTATTGTGAAGAATTGATCTTCAGATGGATAACCGTTCTTTTTTATATACCACGCAATTTCTTTTATTGTTTCAGCTAGATTTTCTAGTTCTTGAACTCTTTTTTCTAAAGCATGTATCTTGTCCATATTAAATCCTTTATTATTTTATTCTTGGCAAGAACTCGAATAGAGCCTTGCATGTATTGAAGTATGTCTCTGCCTTCTTGCCGTTGTAGTTAATCACTACACGGTAAGGCATAAACCTTGTTCTATCAGTATCGAAACTGATCACCATATTTTCTCTATGAATGTAACCTCGTATTCTTTTCATGGCTACTCCTTTCTGTAAAAAAAAAAAATCAGCATGGGTGAATTACTAATCTATGCTGACTCGATTAGTAATTAAGGAGAATTAAAGTAGTCAATAGATACTCTTATATCCATTGATTACTCTAATGCTGAGAGAGAATAATCTCTCTCAACTAATTCCGATCAGAAGTCTATGTCATCTAGAGTAGCTGTCTCGTTCAAGATAGCTGAGATGAATACATCTCTACGATCATAACCGTCACTTAATGACTGAAGTGCATTAGCGTATGCTTCTTTAAATGTCATAGGTTTAATACCTTTCTCACATTTACATCCCCTGATGTTAGTAAAGAATGCTACGTCATAATCTTGCATATATTGTTTTACGTCTTCAAGTGAGTTAAGAAAGTTCTCTGGAGATTTTTCTCCGACTCTATGTTCTGCTGCCTTAGTAACTGATACTGCTAATCTCATGGATTATCCTTTATTAATTTAGTTTAGAATGATGAATCATTCAGACGATAAACCGAACGGAGAACGAGCTTGAACAAGGAGACGAAAGTGGGATATGAAAGAGAGACGATAGACGTATGGTAGTGTAGGGTGTAAGTGTGAGTGTTAAGTGTATAAAGTGTAAGGAGAACAATGTAAGAGAAAATGAGAGAAATACAAGGAGATACGAAAAAAAAGTAGGCTAGGGATAAACCCTAACCTGAGGTGGAGAGAAAGTTAAGCTAATTTTAAGCTTATTTAATTCTCTCTAGCAATACAACTTTCTCTTCGAAACTCTTTAAAGATTCTTCACTAATCTCTAATTCGTTGATTGCCTCTAGCCTTGCAACCTTAGCTGCTTCAAGAGCGTACTGAGTACCTTGATCAGCTATCTTAACTAGCCTCTCACCTGATCTAAGAACAGTGCCTAACACTTCTTTAACTGTACCGAATAAACTGATTTCTTTAGACATAACGTCTCCTTTTAATTTATTTTTATTAAGAGTATTACTCTCAAACGATTAACCGAATAGCATAAAGAACTCTGAACTATTAGAGAGCTGGCTTGAGAAAAAGAATGCTTTATACAATGAGTAGGGGGGGTAGGTAAATAATTTTTGAGAGCGAGAGGGGGAGTACTACCCTCATATAAAATTATTGTTTTTCTATACAAACTGATGCCTAATCTACCTCTATACAAAATTATAATTCTTCAATACAAACCAGTACTCAACCTCCCCATACTCCCCCTTGTACTGCTTAAAGCCTAGACTATCTTTTTAGAGACCATGCTTGGTCGAGAGAGCCTGCCTAGTATGAGTTACTAGGACTAGTGCCTTGTATTAGTGAAGGTATTCTAAGAATATCTCTAGATAATGCAGGACATATCTCTGATGTATGTTTAGAGTATGCTTAGGTTTAGATTGTAGTGCTTTTACTGTTTGGATTGATGACTGGATTATTGACTTAGGTATCTGCTTAGATTGAGTTACTACTGCTTGCCTTAGATGCTCCTCTATTATAGGGAGAGATAACTTGAATAGGTTAGTAGCTCGTTCTCGGGAGATAGTATCTAGGTAATAGACTATGAGTGAGCTTTCGTCTAGGCATTCACATAGGTAGAAGGTAGCTCTAGAGTATAAGTTTAGAAGCTGATTTAGATCTTGAAATCTAAGAGAATATTCGGCATAGGTTTCTACTTCGAATATTGTTATTAGCAGATTATCTCTGTAACTCTTGTAGGCTTGCTCTAAGTTCATAGTAGGTCCTTTAAGAATTGATAAGAGAATATTAAGACTAATACTTTTAAAATATGTTTAAATGAAAATAAGGGAGGGTTATATGAGTGGTAGATTCTGGCTTACTGATGATGTAATCGAAGTTCATTGTGAGAGCTATACTGATAATTTTCAAGAGATACTAGGAGATATTGAATTAGATAAGGACTTGTATAAAGGCATAACTGAAGAGCTAAAGCAAGATGAAGATTGTATATCTATAGTACTCAAGAAGTTTGAGAATGGTATAGGTAATCTAGAGGGGATTAGAGAGTTGGATAATTCTATTACTAATATGCTGGCTTCTAAATATCTAAGTGAAGTCATAGGTAGAGAGATAGGTTATTGCTTGCAAGGTAAGGATAGTAATAAGTTAGCTAGATTGAGAGCTATTGTAGAGAGATACTTCAATCTAAGCGAGACCTATATTGGTACTAGGTTATATACTCCTAGCGAGATCAGAGATACTTTAAATAAATTAGTAAAGGCATAAGATGAAGAAGAGTGCTGCATTAGTTATAGGGATATTAAGCGGATTATTGTTCTCTGTTGTAGGGATTACACTAGGTAATATCCTAGTGGCTACATCTAGGGGAGATACAGATAAATCAGTAGCTGGAGCTGCTCCACTAGTTGTCACTATACTAGTAGTTAGTATAGGTTGGGTTATAGGTAAAGCTGTTTATACTAAGATGCTAACTAGAATGAATGGGGTGAGTGCTACATCTAAGGATAGGTTATCTCAAGATATCTTTAGAGATATTCGTGAAGTATTCAAGGACAGAATGAGTCTCTGGTTTAATGTAGAAGGTGAGCAGTATATTGATTGGCTGAATAAAAAGATATTCTTGACAGAAGAGTATAGAAGTAGAGAGATGTTTAGTGAAGTATATCTATCGAAGAAGATTGATGGTACTTTAAGTAAAGAGCAGTATAAGAAAGATTGTGAAGCTGTAGCTACTGAACTAATGTTTAATCTACTTAATAATAAGTTAGAAGAGCTAAAGAGTGAAGAGAACTTAAGTGAAGAAGATTCTTACTTATATAAAGCTTTAGTAAATATTATAGAAGTAGAGAATCTTTCTAGTAAAAAGGTTAATAGCAGAAGTTAGAGTCTTGTAGTTTATACATAACTCTATTTTCGTCTACACCTATTACATCTCCTACTATATACCTACCTATTATAGATCTATCTAATGAGAGAGCTATGTTATTATAGTCTTGTAAGATTACAGCTATATCTGAAGGCATACCTATTGCTACTAGTACTTTTACTGGCATACTCCAGCCATAGTTCTGCTTTACAGATACACAAGCTTCTATGATGTCAGTCTTGATCCAACCGAAGCTAGAAGTCACTAAAATTAAAAATCCTAAAAATATTTTCTTCATAGAATGTCCTTTATAAAGGTTTAATCTAACCTTAATTATAGCAGATTTACTCTTGAAAGTTTATCAGTATTACGCTAAGATTAATTCGTAATATTTAATTAGATCTTAAGGAGAAGACATTGAGTGATACTGATTTAGGTCTTAGAAATGTTGTCAAGACAGTTACTAATGTATCTAAAGAAGAATTAACTGAATGGTTTAGTAAGTCTCTAAAGGGGAAGAAGAGACTTACTATTACTCCTGAAGCTCTTGACTTAATTAATCAGACAATTAATGAGCCTGACTTCGATGGCTTTAGATTTATGGATACCCTTTATACTTATCAAGATGCTCTACAAGGTGATCGTGTTAGCCTAGAGGATTACGTCAATGCCATTAGATTTTGTAGTTTTCTAGAAGCTAATGGTGGCAATGTAGTCCAAGCTTATACTAGAGCCTTTAGTTATAGAGATTTTGTAAAGGATAGAGTAGGAGCAGATACTAGTTCTGATGAATATAAGCAACTAAGTAGTGCTGCTATTAGGTATCGTAAAAATCCTACTGTTATAAAAATACTCTCTCAAGCTGAAGTACCTCTATGGCTTATGTTTCAAGGCTATAGATATAAAGCTGTTAAGAGACTAGTAGAAGAGATGGATACTGCTAAGTATTCTAGAGATAGGATTAATGCTGCTGATAAATTATTATTACACCTCAAGCCACCAGAAAATATAAAAGTAGATGTTAATGTTAATAACAAGGCTGACAGTATCGTAGATCAGTACGAAGAGATGCTAGCTAACATGGTACAAGAACAGAAAAGATTGATAGCTAATGGTAGTAAGCTTACTGATGTAGCTAACTCTAAAATGAGCTTCATAGATGCTAAGGTAGTAAACGATGGCTAAGAGTGTAGACGAGTACTTAAATGAAGTAGATTATAGTTTTAAAGACTATATACCTAGTGAAGGAGTACTTAAGTTTATTAATTTTATTCAGATGGCTAGTGGAGATACCTTAGAAAATAAAACTCCTCTTGTACATTTAAAGATGTGCGAAGCCGTGTTTAATTCTACTAGAAACACTGCTGTTCTATGCCACAGAGGTATTGGTAAAACTTCGGTATTCGCAGAGTGGTTGTTCTTATATGCTGCAGCATTCGGAGAACTACCTTGTATAGGTAAAGTAGAGTTTGCTGTGTATATTGGTGATAGTATTGAGAATGGTGTTAAATCTCTTAGAAAGAATATAGAGTATAGATACCAGAATAGTGAGTTCTTACAGAAGCTTATACCTAATAAAAGCATTAAGTATGTAGATGAAGATGGTAATGAAGATGACAATGTCGCTGCAGGAAGAAAGATCACTGATGTTAGATTAGAGTTTGTAAATCTAAGAGGTGATAGATTTGTAGTGAAATTATATGGGGCAAAAACTGGTCTTCGTGGTGCTAAAGAATATGGTAAGAGACCTACTTTAGCTATCGTAGATGACATCATTAGTGATGAGGATGCTAGAAGCGATACTGTTATTAAAACTATAGAAGACACTATTCATAAAGCTGTTAAGTATGCTCTTAGTCCTGTAAAGCATAAGGTAATCTGGTTAGGTACTCCATTTAATGCTAAAGATCCTTTATATAAGATAGTTGAGAGTGGAGCTTGGGAGGTAGCTTGCTACCCAGTATGTGAGAAGTTCCCTTGTACTAAAGAGGAGTTTAAAGGTAGCTGGGAGGATAGATTTAGTTATGAGTATGTAAAAGATGCTTATGAAGAGGCTATGAGTATAGGTAAGATAGATAGTTTCTATCAAGAGCTTATGCTTAGGATCACTTCTAAAGAAGATTTACTTATACCTAATTCTAGTCTAGTTTTCTTTAATAGAGAACAAGTGTTAAAACATAAAGATAGATATAACTTCTATATTACTACTGACTTAGCTACTAGTGCTAAGAAGAATGCTGACTTTAGTGTTATTAGCGTATGGGCTTACTCTAATAATGGTGATTATATGCTTGTAGATGGCTGGTGCGATAAGACTGAAGTTAGTAAGTTTATAAATAAGATATTTGAGTTTATACCTGTATATAACCCTATCGGAGTAGGCATAGAAGTTACAGGACAACAAGCTGGCTTTATCTCTTGGTTAAGAGACGAAATGTTAGCTAAGAATATCTACTTTAACTTTCTTAGCTCTAATAATAATGGCGAGGATGGTATTAGACCTACTGGAGATAAGTTCTCTAGATTTATTCTGTTTAAACCTAGATTCGATACTAAGAAGGTATGGATAGCTAATGAGATGAAAGATACTGAGTGGTATAACGAGTTTGAAGAAGAGAGAAGTAAAGCTACTAAACAAGGCTTTAAATCTAAGCATGACGATGTACTAGATAGTATATCTATGCTAGGTAGTTTCGATGCCTTCAAGCCTAATACCTATGGTACTTACGATAATGAAGTAAGTGAAATAACTACAATAAGGAATACGGTATTTTAACATGAAAGTAAAAGAAGCAATAGAGCATTTAAAGATCGTTACTCTACCTAATGTTACTCCTAATAAGCAGATGAATAATGAGAACTTAATAGTGCTTATTAATGAAGCTATGAATACGATCTATGGATTATTTAATGTTAAGAGAGAACAAGCCATAGTTTTAGTACCTGCTTTTAGAAAGAACTTTAGAATATCTAGACAAGATCCTAATGTTATTATGGCTACTCATGCTAAGCTTGCTAAGTGCGAGATGACTCATGGTGGTTTTGCAACTAAAGCAGCTCAGATAGAAGCTCTTAAAGAGATGAATATTACTTTAGATAAAGAAGTGATGCTAGAGAATGAGGCTGTAGAGACAGATATTTTTAAAACTAATGAAGACGAGATCTATAAGATACTTAGTGTTAGAGATGACAAGGATAGTACCCTTAGATTGAATGAAGTCAATGTATTCGCCATCAATCAAGATACTCTATTCTTTCCTAATGCTAAAGAAGGTGATATTTACTATGTAGAGTATAAGCCTAAGCCTATAAAGGTAACTAGTATAGAAGATGAATTAGATTTACCTAGTGGTCTATTAGATGTCTTATATGCCTATGTAGCTTTAAGAATTGTTACTAATATAGAGGGTTATAAACAATACTATGGCAATGCCCTAACTGCTTATAACAATGAAGTTGAAAAAGCTATTATGAATCAGCAAGTGATCCCTGATAGTCTTATTCGAACTACAACTGATATGAAAGGGTTTTGTTAATGGCTAATTTAGTTCAGTTTATAAACTCTAAGCATGAAGGTACGCATAGTAATCTATCTAATGCAGAGAATACAGATACTGTAAAGACAATAGTACTTAGAGAAGAGTTGAGTGATGAAGAGAAAACTCTACTAGAGAACTTACCACTCTTTAAAGAGATGAAAGCTGAGATGGGTAATATCCATGATATGCTCTCGTTGAGAAATACAATAACTAAACTTCGAGATAGTATTGAGTATATTAAGACTATAGAGCCTTCACTAGATGTCATAACTAATGTATCTAAAGTAACTAGCGATATAGCTAATGTTTCTACTGATCTAGATAGTGTTAAGAAGGTAGCTCAAGCTAGCGTATCTGGCTTGCTAGATAACATAGCTAGACATATAAATGAGATTACTCATGTCTATGGTATGTCAGAAGCTATTGGAGTATTAAATAATATCTCTTATAAGCTAGAAAGACTATACAAGAGTATAGACAATGTAGATAGCGTATCAGGACATCTAACTGAGATAGATGAAGTATCTCAGCACTTACTAGCTATCGAGATTGTAGCTAGATACTATGGCGTACTAGAAGACATACAAGAAGTTATACCAGAACTAAAGAACTTAGCAGATATAAAACAAGATCTAATAGACTTTAGAAATAATAGAGCTGAGACTAAAGAAGTTATAAAAGCTTATAAAGAAGCAGGACAGATAGTTCAGAGAACTATTGATGATGCTGTAGCTAAACTAGAAGAGAGAGTTAAGAAGTTCGATCCTGAAAGTATTAAGAAACTTGATGAAGAGATGACTACTCTAAAGAGTTCTATTACTACTATTCAATCTACAATAGAAACTAAGTTCACTGAAATAGATGGAGTAGTAGCGAATAAGCTTACTCCTATGCAAGAAAAGGTAAAAGAGTTATGGGATAAGCTTGCTTTTGAGGTGAATAAATTTACAGCAGGTATGACTAACTTAGATGCTATGTTAGAAACCTTACATGAAGAGCTTGATAGTAAGTTAAATGCTAATGCTACTGCAGTAAATAGTGCTAAGCTAGGCGGATTAGCTCCTGAAGAGTACGTAAGACAGACTGAGACATACGATAAAAGAAGCTATACTGGATATATACCTAGACTGAAGTCTGTTAGAGATGACTTTAATCCTGCTAATAATATACAAGTACTAGAAGCAGAGCAATTAAAGCTTACAGGTATTTTAGCTAAGGCTGATAGTATGCTAGCAGGACCAGATGTAAGTACTAATCTACAGATACTTATGAGAAATACAAGTTATAACGCTAGACCTATTCATATCCTTACTATGAAAGGCTTAATAGATTACATTAATAAGTATGCATCTATCAATGGTTACTGGGAGAAAGTAAAGGATATAACTAAGCCTTATACTCTGCAAGCTAATGAAGCCATTATCAGACTAGATCCTATTATAGAAGATGAACTAGTAGTAGATGGAGAACTCTACATCGAAGGTACTACAGTAGATTTAGAAGAGTCTCAATTTCAAGCAGGACAATATGGTTTCTTTGCGATGAAGAACCCTAAAGGTAGGTGGTTATTCTGCGATGGTAGAGAGATAAGCAGAGAAGCATATCCAGACTTATTTGAAGCTATAGGCACTACATACGGCGAAGGTAATGGTACTACTACCTTTAACATACCAGACAGACGAGGCTACTTCGGTAGATGTCTAGATGCAGGTGCTGAAGTAGATTATCAGAGTGATAGAGAGATAGGTAGTAAGCAAGGTGATGCTATTAGAAACATTACTGGCAAGATGTATGACAATCACTTGTCTTCATCTAATGGAATGGAAGGGGCAATAACTTGTACTGTCAATGGTACTGGTTATAACTATGTAGGTAATGGTACTTACTTCGGACTAAACACAGACTTCGATGCCAGCAGAGTAGTACCAACAGCACCAGAAAACGTAGTTAAAAACATAGCAGAATACGTCTGCATAAGATATTGAAAGGATAAATATGGCAGAGAGCAAAATAACAGTTGCCAGAGTAAAAGATAAAGTAGGTGGTAGAGAAGCAGAAGTAAGTAAGCTTTTATACTCAGATAACGGTAATATTAAGACTATAGGCGGAGATAGTGCTATCACTGTTAATAGTGCTAAGACACTCAATGGTGAGACTAAAGAGCAGTTACTCAATAATGTTAATGCTGCTACAGTCGGAGGTAAAAGACTAGCAGAAATACAATCAAGAGGTAAGTTCGGACCAATAAAGTTATTACCAGATAACCTATATGCAAGTTATTATGTAACTATGGTAGTAACAGAAAATGAAGAGCTATTATTCTGCGGTGCTAATAATAGCGACCATAATACTTTTTCAGCTGGTAATATGCCTTCTTGGATAAATATCCCACACCCATTACAAGGCAAGTCTAAGATTAAACAACTTATTACTAATTATCTGCATACTTTCTTACTATACGAAAACGGAGATTTATATGGTAGAGGCTATAATGGCTATAACACTTTAGGCATAGGAAATACTGCTAATCAATACGACTGGGTAAAGATAACTGATAATGTTAAGAAGGTATGCGCAGGTAAATCTGGCTACTACGGTGGTAGGTCTAACACTGGCATAATTAAGAACGATGGCTCGGTGTGGTTCTGGGGCGAGAATGCTTATGGTCACGCAGGTATGGGCAATACAACAGCATTAACAGTACCTACTAAGTTAGCACTCACTTTCTTAGATGCTGTGGATAGTGTTAAGGACTTGATACTAAACGATAGTTATTATACTTCAGCTTATATAATCACTGAAAAAGGTAAGTTGTATTCTTGTGGATGGAACGATAACGGACAACTAGGGCTTAACGATAAGACTAATAGAAGTACCTTTACTCAGGTAACAGCACTACAAGATAAGAAAGTAGTAAGCTTAACCTCTTCAATGTCTTACACTAGTTCTAGCTCACAATACTTTTATAAAGTAGTCGTAGCTTCTTGCTCAGATAATACTCACTATGTTTGGGGTAATAGCTACTCTCCAATAACTTCGTTCAGAAATCAGATACCTACTAAAGTTGAAGATAATATGTTCCCATCTGGATATAAACAGGTTAATGACCCTATCGTTAGGATGGAAGTATGTGGTATAGGTTCATTCTATGCTCTTACTAGAAGTGGTAGATTATTCGCTTGCGGATATAGCAATGTAACAGGACAACTAGGGGTAAATGCTACGTCTGACGTAGTTACATTTAAAGAGGTAGTATTCGCTGATGGTACTACTAGCTATAAAGTAAAACAATTCTGGGGTACTTACCACTCAGTTCAATCACAATATGGTCAGATATATGCAATCGTAGAGATTGACAATGTTAGATACTTATATGCAGCAGGTTATAATGGTTATGGTCAGTTAGGACTAAACCATACTAATGCAGCTAATAGCTTGACAAGAGTACCTTTCAATACTAGTGATATAGACAATATCAAGCAAGTATATGTTCAAGGCTACGAAAACTTAAATAATCCTATGATACTTCTAAACGATGGTAGAGTGTATATCTGCGGTTACAATGCTAATGGTACTTGCGGTTTAAATCACGTAGTTACACCAATAACTAGATTTGTACAAACACTATAAGGACATACAATGGACAAGATAATTTACGTAACATCTAACTTCATACAGGAGCTAGGAGACGAGGTAATAACCTCTGCTCCTGAAGGTGTCAAGCTAAAGACTACTAATGAGAAAGCTTATAAGAATTGGCTTATAACTAACCCAGATATTATCAGTGCTATAGATAACTTCTGGAAGCAGTTTGTACCTAAGCAGATAACTGTAAGACAGCTAAAGCTACAGCTACTTAAGCTTAACTTACTAGAGCAAGCTGAAGCACTAGTTAAAGCTGATAAAGAAGCTCAGATAGAGTTTGAGTATGCTAAGGACATCGAGATTACTAGTCCTCTACTACAGAAGATGGCTAAGGTATTAGGTATGGACGATAATGCTATAGATAACTTCTTCTTAGAAGCTAGTAAGCTATAAGGAGTAAGAAATGGGATATGCAATAGTTACCTTATTAGCATTCATACTAGGAGTAATCCTATGTCCTATGCTTATCTTTATGCGTGCAAGAAAATGCGATCAGTGGGATCGCAGTAATATGACGAACATCTACAGGGTGATAGCTCACTTAGCTACTCACCCTGACGATTTCGGCAAGATGTACTATGACAATGGTCAGAAACCTTTTTGGTACATCGATGACGACGAGTTTACTGATGTAGTTCAGACTAGACCTAAAGAGAAAAAGAATGCTAACAATTAAAGAGATACTACAGCTAATAAGGACAATCATAGTAGAGATAGTATTAGAGATATTATCTTATATAGTTGTACCTATAGCTTTAGTATTTACTAAGAGAGAAGACGATCACCTACCTAGGTGGGCTAGATGGTTCGAAGATGCTAATGACTATTACGATGGCAAGTGTGCTGCTATCAATGGTGATAGTGGCTGGAGAGAAAAGCATTATCCTGAGCCTAGTAATAGATCGTATAAAGCTAGATTGCATTGGCTATTCAGAAATAGAATAGGTTACTACTCTAGCGAAGTAGCAGGAGTAAGAGTATCTACTATAGATCCTGCTTCAGTTACTACGATAGGGGATATACATGCTACTAGTAATAATGGTACTAGAAGTACTTGGTGTAAGGTAACTTGTAGATTGAATAATGGTAAGACTAGGTTTGGGTTATACAAGATAATCAGATACTCTAAGAAGTACTACTGCAGAATATATCTAGGTTGGAAGCTGATGGATATAGCAGGTATGACTAAAAGTAACTATGCTAGTTACCTAGAACCTGAAGACAAGATCAAGCTAAAAACTGTATGGAGTATTCATCCATTCAAGAAGGTACAAGATAATGGTTAATAGACCTATTCTTAAGCCTGTGGGCAAGTATCAGTTCGAACTAGTAGAGAACTATAGGTATAGAGATATTGTTATACCTAAAGGCTATATAACAGATGGTGCTAGTGTTCCTAGAATATTCTGGAGTATCTTCCCACCTAACAAGGCAGAATATCTTAGTGCAGCTATAGTTCATGATTATCTTACCGATATAGTTATCGAAAAAAAGAGTATTACTTTTAGGTCTGCGGATAATACTTTTAAAGAGATGTTAATAGATCTAAACGTAAACAAGATAGAAGTTAAGGTGCTTTACTGGAGTGTAAGGCTGTACCACTTACTTAGATATGGAGATTAAAATGGGAAATATACTCTCAGCAATTTTAGAGTTCTTTTCACTCAGTAAAGCTGGCAGTGCAATACTAGCTGTCATAACTTTAGTTATCGGCTTAGGCTATATGTACTACTCTGATAAAGTAGCTAATCTAGAAAAGCAGTTT